TGGGATAGCCCTTATTAATACTTCAGATAAAATTCCTAAGGTTATATTTTCAATCCTTTGGACCGGGTTTCCTCCTTGGCATACAGCCCCGGATGCCCAGTTATGGTGTGATTGGCGATAATACTTTCCGATGGATTGCGTATTTGCGGTGATGTATCTTCGGGATATTGCCTGATACCGTTTCGCACACCTTTCGCTTCCGGTTTGACCTGTTGCCCTTCATGCTCCTTTTCGGTGATTTCGGGTGTAGGCGGCGCAAGTTCCAGCTGTATCTTGCGGTCAAGGGCGGCAAGTTCGGACTTCAACTGTTTCAGTTCTTCCTCCTTCTTCCACACCTTGCCTGCTATCTCCTGCAACTGCGGTATCTCACGTTCCAAGACCTCATTCTTCGCTTTATACTGGTCGATGATGGAGGGGATTCTCTCAATCGCGTTGAGGAAGTTGCGGGCGGCGGCCAACGGGTCAGCCAGCGCCAGATGCCCGTTGTTGTAGGTGTACTTGTAGTTCCCCTCGACCACGAAGCGGTTGTCGGTAAACTCCAATCCCTCTTTGAGTATCCTTTCGCTGACCACCTTTATCGGGAAACCGTAAAACTCTCCAACCTGCGTGTACAACCCTCCGGTCGTGGCATTCTTGGCTATCTCCTGCAAACGCTTTCCGATGACTTTCTCATCGGCGGAATCCACTCCGTCCACCTTTATTATATTAAGGTGATTGCCCTCCTTGTCGGTCTGCACCACAGAGAGGAAGCGGTTCCAGTCCTCCGTCATGGCATCTATGAAAGCTGTGTTGTTGCCCAGCTCGCGGGTCTTCGATTCCAGCTTGAACTCCGAATCACGCTTGCCCTTGTTGAACGACTTGCGTTCCCCTTCGAGCGAGGCGATACGTTTTTCCAGTTTCGCCTTGTCCAGCAGGTCGGTGTTGCCGGATAGCAACGCCATATATTCCGAGAAGTTCATGCCCGATTTCTCGTCCATTGCCCCCTCGTCGATGGTACGCGCTTCCATAGCACCGCTTTTAAGCTGGCTGATGAAAGTCTGCTTGCAGTGCAGGAGGTTGAACTTGTAACTGTCCAGTGATTTTTCCACCGCGTAGATTATTACGTCCACGTTGTTCCCGGCGAAATGCTTGGCTATCTCGTTGCCTGCTCTAACTCCCCGTCCGTCACGCTGTTGCAGGTCGGACGGTCGCCACGGCGTATCAAGATGATGAATTGCCACACACCGTTTCTGTGCGTTCACACCCGTTCCGAGCATGGAGGTGGAGCCGAACAGCACACGCACCGTCCCGGCGTTCATGGCATCTATCACCGCCTTCCGAGCCTTGTCGGTCTTGCACTCCTGAATGAAGCGCACCTCGCTTGGCGGTATGCCGTAGTCCTCCGTCAGTTTGCGCTTGATTTCCGAATAGACGTTCCACCCATCGCCCGGCTGGTAAGTCCCCAAGTCAGAGAAAACGAACTGCGTGCCTTTCTGCGCGTCGTATTTTTGATAATACTCCGCGATTATTTTGGCACAGTGGCTCGCCTTGTTGTCGGGGTGGTCTTCGTAATGCGGGTCTATCATGCGCATGTCGAGTGCCATCTTCCGGGCATAATCGGCAGTTAAGAATTAAGGGAAATAGCGGGATATGCAATGGATGTAACTATTTGGAATAGTATCATTTAGGCTTTCTTGCTATTTTGAGGGTAAGCGAAAACGAGCATAAAACGGCAGGAGTTCCGTTACCAAATCGTAACCCATCGAAGAAAGAGCAAAGAGGGGTTACGAATTGAAGCTAAACAACTGCTCCACAGTTTTTTATTCATCATCTTTCATCGTTCTGCATCGCTCAGAAGCACCTGTTTCACTGTACCTTTGCAAGCAAAGGGAATTGAGAAAAACGACAGAAAAATGAAAGAAAACAAACTGAAAGTATCATTCTTCATTCAGGCAAGACGAACCAACAAGAAAGGACTTGTGCCTATCATCGGGCGCATCTCCGTAGGCAGAACCCATTCGGGGTTCTCCACCAAGTGTAAGACTCCGCTCGCCCTATGGGATAGCCGTAAGCAACGACTCACTGGCAAGAGTGCTATGGCGGTGTCCGTCAATCAGAAACTCGGTGAATGCACCGCACTCATCCACGCACGCTTTCACGAACTCAGTGAAAGAGAAGAATCCTTTACCGCCACCGATGTGAGGGATGCTTATCAGGGGCAAATCCACCGTCAAGCCCTGCTTTTGCAGAGTTTTGAGGAATATCTCAGACAGACAAAGGAACGCATAGGCATTGATAGAGCCTTGAAGACATTCAAGCTCCGTACCTATCAGCTATCCCTGCTCCGTGAGTATCTGCAGAAGAAGTATAAAGTAAGCGACATTCCCCTTTCACAATTAGACAAAGCCTTTATTGAGGGTTTCGAGTACTACCTCTCCATTGACCGAAAACTGAAACGTAGCAGCGTGTCAAGTGCTCTATCCACCTTGAAGAGCATCGTCCGCATGGCGGTGAAGAAAGGCGTGCTGGACTTCTACCCGTTCTTGGGCTACAGTTATGAACGTCCCAAAGGTGAGCCGAGAAGCATCTCACAAGACCAGCTGCAACGCATCATTGACTTGGAGATAGAATGGGAGAACTACCGTATTGTCCGTGATTTGTTCGTATTCTCCTGCTTTTCAGGCTTGGCAATCTCAGACGTGCGCAATCTCAGAGAGGAAAACATTGTCTTGGAAGAAGGTGAACTCTGCATCAAGGGCAAGCGAATGAAAACCAAGACCCCGTATCGTGTACAGGTGCTTCCACCTGCTTGGGCGATAATGGAGCGGTACAGAGGTAAGCGTGCTGGTTTTGTCTTTGATGTACCGACTAACGACATCATCCACAACGGCATGCACTACATACAGAGAAGTATCGGTATGAAAAGCCCGCTAACCTTTCACATGGCTCGCCACACCTTTGCATCGCTCATCACGCTCTCAGCAGGAGTGCCTATTGAAACGGTGAGCCGTATGCTCGGACACACCAACCTGAGAACTACACAAGTATATGCAGCTGTTTCCTCCGAGAGAATCCATCGAGAGATGCAAAAAGTGCAGCAACGCATACAAGATACATTCACCTTGAAGCTTTGATATTATGGCACGAAGTACATTCAAAACACTATTCTATATCAATCGGTCCAAAGAGAAGAAGAACGGCAAATGTCCGATTATGGGGCGCATCACTATAGACGGAAAGCAGGTGCAATACAGCACGGGCAAGGAGATTGCTCCCGAACTTTGGGATAGTCGTAAGGGAAGATGCAAGGGAACGGGCGAAGAGATAAAGGAAATCAACCGCTATCTCCAAGCCAAAGAGGAACAAGCCAAAGCGAAGTATCAAGAATTAGTCTGGCAGCGTGGCTATATCACAGCCGAGCTACTGAAATGTGAACTCATGGAAGAGGACAAGCCCAAAGGTTTTCTTTTGGAGGAAGCCCGACTTTTTATTGAAGAAAAGCATCCCTGTGTGGAGGTAACGGTTGCCAAGCCGACCTTTGCCAACTACATCTATGCCACACAACTCATAGAGGCTTATCTGCGTGAACGATTGGGTCTGGAGGATATTCGCTACTCCCAATTGGATTATGGCTTTATCGAAGGTATGGACTTCTATCTCAAATCTGAGCGCAGCCTTTCCCTTGCCACTATTCAGATTGTGGTCATCTTCCTAAGAAAGCTCATCGGCATTGGGCAGCAAAAGAAGTATATCCGCATCGACCCCTTTGTGGACTATAAGGCAGAACTGCCACATCGCACACGCAGGTATCTCACTACGGAGGAATTGCAGAGGGTTCTGCAAACACCCATCATTGACAGGCAGTTCGAACGGGCAAGGCAGCTCTTTCTTTTCTGTGCCTTTACTGGTCTGGCACGTGTGGACATGCAACGGCTCAGGCTAAAGCATATCATCCGTAATGCAGACGGCACGGAGGAAATCCGTATCAAAAGGCAGAAAACGGACGTAGAAGCTATCATTCCACTTTTGCCTATTGCCAAGCAAATCCTTTCACTCTATATCAAAGACAAGAAAGTAGACGACTTGATATTCCCTAACCTAACCACCCGCAAGGCGTCTTTAGCTTGTGTGAACATTGGTCAGATATGCCGAATAGAGAAAGGTTTGACCTTTCATATGGCTCGCCATACATTTTCAACCACAATTTGCCTATCCAACGGGATCTCAATGGAAACGCTCAGCAAGATGCTCGGACACAGCAATATTGACACAACACAAATCTACGGGAAGATAACCGATCACAAGATACAAGAGGATATGACTGCACTCACTGACAGAGAGCATTCTGCCTTTGAGGGTTATTGTGAGTCAATAGCACAGCAAGATAAAACGCAATCTGAACCTTTATAGGTGAACTTTCCTCAAAGACCTGAAGCCGTAATCGGTCGGGCAAAGGTATGGCGGTTGCCTTGATTGCTTGCAAGGTCAAGTCCTGCGGATGGAGTGAAAAATCTCCACCGCAGGGCTTTTCTCTGTACTTTGGGACTATCATACTTGCAAAAACTCGATTGTTAGTGCGGTCGTATTTTTCGCTCCAACCTTGCAGCAATAGGCTAACCGCCAAAAGAATAAGCCCGAACGAATACGGCATACTCAGGCTCTTTGGACGCAAGAAGCGACAAAACAAATACTCCACCAATCAATCAAGCCAAAGAGTGTGCTCTCGCTCTGACAATTGAGAGAGAGGTCGAAGCAATCGAACACTCGAGAGTGATCTGATTTTATTTTCGCTAGTACGGAACGAACCAGCGCCTCATCTCATTACCGCAATAGCCTAGGCTTTTGTATTCACCATTTCCCTTGTTTCCTAACTATTTCCTTATTCTTCCTCACTCTTTCTTTTTCCGCTTTAGAGGGGTTACTTTTGCATCCGACAAGAAGGGCAATCGACAGAAAAACTGCTCGTTTGCTGAGTATTAACAACGTAATCAACAACAATGCAATGAAACTTATCATCATCGACCGCAAGGCATGGGAGCAGCACTGCTCCTCCTTTGCAGATTTCATCCACCGTATCGAACGGCTTATCGGGTGTCCTCCCGAAACGGAAGAATGGCTTGACAATGAAGCCGTATGCCGTAGGCTCGGAATCAGCAAGCGCACCCTGCAACACTATCGGGATACGGGTAAAATACCGTTCTCTATGGTCGGGCATAAGTGCTACTATAAAGAGAGCGACATCACTGAGATACTGAATGCTCAGAAAGACTGAACCCAAGCACCTAATGAACTATGTCAGAGAACGAAATTATTACACAGCAAGACCCTCAAATGCAGATGTTTGCACAACTTATGGAGGGTGTCTTGAAGAAGCTGGAGCGTTATTGCGCTACTGCACGTCCTATGTTGGGCGGAGAGGTTTACCTTACAAGTGAGGAAGTCTGCAAGCTGTTACGTCTGAGCAGTCGCACGCTCCAAGAGTACCGAGACAGTGGAACAATAGCTTATCACAAAATCGGAGGCAAGATACTCTACAAACAGAGCGATATACAAGCTATGCTTGAAAGGTGCTATAATCCTATATATAAGAGAAATAAGTAATTGAACAGCGGGGTAAAAGAAGTGAGTTGAGATATGGTTTAGCGGATACTCATTTGAACTCGGGTGCGCTGACGTCAGGGGCATACAATCTCTCGGGGAGTGTCAATTCTTCCATCGGACTGCGTGCTTTTGTCCCTCTTTGGGGATGATTGACTTCATCGGTGCGTTTTCAGCGTTTAATCTGAGCTTACAAATACCTACGGTCAAATGAGTAAGCCATAGGGGATTTCGGTTAAGAGTTGGGTAAGTCAAGATTTGGTCTGGTCAAGAAGTGGGTTTTAACTCAAGTCAAAATTGACCAAAGTCAAAATTGAGTTGAGTCAAAATTGAGTTGAGTCAAAACCTAACTCTTGAGCTAAGTCAATTTTGAGTTGAGTCAAAACTGAGCCAAGTCAAAACTGAGTCAAATCTTAACCAGATTCAAAACTTAGCTCAGAAAGTCAAAAGCTAATTTCCAATCGCCCCTAAGTGGGTGGCATCAATTCTTGATATTGGCAAGGTGTGTCTTTGTAACACAAACCGCAGTTTGTAGCACAAAGACCCTTGCCCCGAAGG